ATCTATTCTCAGTTGATGGTCTTCCAAAAGATGATGGTAAGTATAGGTTCTTTGAAATGGGTAATCATTTTTCTGCTAACATCTTTGTAAGATATTGTAAACCTGATGAAGTTGATGAACATCTTCCTATGTTCAAACAGTACTTGACAGAATACAAAAAGATGGTAGAATTAAGTAATCCACAAGGAGAAGACACTTCAGTGTATGCTGACTTTGACAAATACATGACTGAACTTGATCCTGTTAGAGGTTATTTAAAAGGCAAGTTTGGAGAAGAAAAGTCAGATTCTTTTGTAAACGATTTTCTATTTACCTATGGTTAATGCATGGAGTTTAGCGTATGACACTCTCAATGGAACACTTGATCAGGAGTACCCTATTTTGAATCATCAATTTAAATATCATGAGGAAGAGATCCTCAAAGACATTCAAGAATATGTCTCAAGCACTTATAATGGACACTACACAGGAACACAACATGAGTTTCGTAAAGTTCAAACAATAGACCTGATGGCATCTAGAGATCTTGCACCTCATTTTTGTCAAGCAAACATTTTAAAGTATGGCAGTAGGTATGGAAGTAAAGACGGTAAGAACAAAAAGGACTTGCTAAAAGTCATTCATTATGCTATGCTATTATTACACTTTGATAACCACTATGGTAAACCTACTATGACTAGTGGTAATATTGATCACACTATGCCTTAATTATGAAACTATCTGAAAGGACTTTTGAACTCCTTAAAAACTTCTCTAACATTAATAATATGATCTATGTTAAAGAAGGTTCTACATTAAAAACTATTTCAGTTACTCAAAACATTTTTGCTAGGGCGAATGTTCCTGAGGATTTTACTATGCCCTTTGCAATCTATGATCTACATGAACTTCTTGTGGGTCTTAGTGTTTGGAATCAACCTGATCTTGAATTTGCTAACAGTTCTTATTTGACTATTAGTTCAGGTCGTTCAAAAGTAAAATACTTTTTGTCTGATCCTGCTGTTGTGCAACCACATCCACCTGAAAATATTGGGTCTTTAGATTACAAATTTTCATTTAATTTAGATCAAACTGATTTTGAGAATTTAAAAAAATTAGCAGGTATTTACAACCTTCCTGATCTATGTGTAGAAACTGACAGTAATGGTGAAGTTTCTTTAGTTATTAAAGACAAAGAAAACGATACTTCTAATACTGTTGTTCATGCAGTTGGACATTCAGACACACCATTTTCTTTTCAATTCAAAGTTGAAAACCTCAAGATGATTTCTACTTCTTATCATGTAAAACTGTCTACTAAGGCAGCACATTTTGTAGATAAAGATTTAGAATATTTTATTGCATTAGAACCTGATTCTTTCTTTGGTTAATATGAATAATCGTGATGAATTTCTTTGGGTAGAAAAGTATCGCCCAAAGAAAATTGATGAATGTATTCTTCCTGAGAGTACAAAAGAAACTTTTAAAAATTTTGTGAAGACAGGACAGATTTCTAATCTACTTCTTCATGGAACTGCTGGCATTGGTAAGACCACTGTTGCTAGAGCACTTTGCCATGAACTTGGTGTAAGTTATATTGTTATCAATGGTTCTGATGAAGGACGTTATCTTGATACAGTAAGGAATAAGTGTAAGAATTTTGCTTCTACCGTATCACTTTCTAGTGATTCACAACATAAAATAATTATTGTTGATGAAGCAGATAATACAACTCATGACGTGCAACTTGCTTTACGTGCAAACATTGAAGCGTTTAGTAATAATTGTAGGTTTATTTTTACTTGTAATTTTAAAAATAAAATTATTGAACCTCTTCATTCTAGATGTTCTGTTGTTGACTTTGGTATTCCAGGAGGAGAGAAACCAAACTTAGCAAAATTATTTTTTGATCGTCTTAAATTTATACTTGAGAATGAAGGTATAGAATATGATGAGAAAGTTCTTCCTCAATTAATTCTTAAATTTTTTCCTGACTGGCGTCGTACACTTAATGAGTGTCAACGTTATGCAGTTGGTGGTAAAATAGATAGTGGCATTCTTGCTAGTTTATCTGATATTAAGTTTGAACAACTTGTAGATGCACTGAAAAATAAACAGTTTAATACGGTTAAGAAATGGGTTACCAATAACATGGATAATGAACCCTCTCATATATTTCGTTCTATATACGATAACCTTTCTTCAAAACTTGAAGCGAGAACTATTCCTCAAGCAGTGTTAATTATTGCTAACTATCAATATAAATCTGCATTTGTTGCTGATCAAGAAATTAATTTACTTGCTGCCCTTACTGAAATCATGGTTGAGTGTGAATTTAAATGAAAAAGTACAAAACTCCTTTGAGATACCCTGGTGGAAAATCTAGGGCAATTAAGTTTTTGGATAAACATATTCCTAGGAGATTTGAGAAGTATGTTGAACCATTCCTTGGTGGTGGTTCTATGGCACTCCACATCACTCAGGAAAGACCTAGAACATATATTTGGGTCAATGATCTTTATTACCCCGTATACGCCTTCTGGAAGACCTTACAGCAGGACGGTGAACGTCTTACTTATGAACTAAGAGAAATTAAAACAGAACTTGGTGAGAGTATTGAGGCACATAAAGAAGCATTTGATAATGCAAAGAAACAATTAGATGCTGGTGATATGTACTCAACAGCGTTCAATTTTTATATTTTAAATAAATGTTCTTTTAGTGGATTGTCTGCTACTTCTTCTTTTAGTAAGATGGCATCATATCAAAATTTTACACTTAGAGGAATTGATAAACTACCTGCAATTTCTGAAATCATTCAATTTTGGAAAATTACTAATCATGATTATGGTGAATTTTTATATGGAGATGATGCTTTTTTATTTCTAGATCCTCCTTATGATATTAAAACATCATTGTATGGTAGTAATGGTAATATGCATAAAGGATTTGATCATGAATTGTTTGCAGCACAATGTTGTAACTCAGAACAAAAGTGTATGATTACATATAATTCAGATCTTTATGTTAAAGAAAGGTTTCCTAAATGGAAACAGAAAGATTGGGAACTCACTTACACAATGAGATCCACTGGTAATTACAATAAAAACCAAAAGAAACGCAAAGAACTTCTTCTTTTAAATTATTAATGAATAAATTTAGTCACAGTTTGACGGACTATCTTAAGTCCATTAACGAAAATAAAATTAATTTGATGGAAACTGATGATCCAGGATGGGAAAAAAATTACCCCTCCTGGATTATTAATAAGTGCCTGTCTGGTTTTATTGATACGGTTATGTTTGCTAATGAAATGAATACTTATCATGATATTAGTAATCGTATGCAGTATGATTTTTACATAAATACTGTTAGGAAGAGAAAGAGATTCTCTCCTTGGGAGAAGAAAGAGAAACTTGATAATCTTGATGCTGTCAAAGAGTATTATAATTATAGTACTGAGAAAGCACAAGCAGTTTTGAAAATTCTAAATAGTAAACAAATTGATTATATTAAATCTAAATTAAACCGTGGAGGTAAAACGTAATGACTCAGGTTGCTGAGGTTCAGTGGACTCGTGAAAGTATGGTAGAGGTAACTTTATCTCAACCAGATGACTTTCTTAAGGTAAGAGAAACTCTTTCTAGAATTGGAGTAGCATCTAGGAAAGAAAAGAAATTATACCAATCCTGTCATATTCTACATAAACAAGGAAAGTATTACATTGTACATTTCAAAGAATTATTTGCTCTTGATGGTAAATCAGCAAATCTAACATTAAATGATGTTCAACGCCGTAACAGAATTACTCAACTTCTTTCTGATTGGGGACTTATTTCTATTGTTAATACTAGCAGTGTTCTTGACATCGCTCCTCTTAATCAAATTAAAGTCCTTGCTTACAAAGAAAAAGGTGAGTGGCAATTAGAATCTAAGTATAACATCGGTAAAAAGAAAACTACCACATCAACTCTTCCTGAAATTCCAGTTTTAGATGTATAAATAAAGACACATAATATCTTTATTCATGACTCTAAATAAAAAACCAGTAGAAAAAGAATATGATGATGAAGACAAAAGTGAAGTTCTAGGTAATTTAGTAAAAGTAATTGTGCTTATATGGTCAGCATCTCTGCTTACATTTAGTTATGTACGACTCCCTAATGGTCAAAAGATTTTAGATTTTGATCCAACTTTCATCGCAAGTGTGTTCAGTGGATCACTTGCTGCTTTCGGTTTGTCCCCTGCTAGGAACGGCGGTGCAAAGAAAGCACCACCCATAGGTAAAAAGGAAGAAGAAAATGCAAAAATTAATTAACGGAATCGCCATCCTAAGTGGTGTAGTATCATTGACAGTAGTAGGTAGTGGTGTATTCATTTATTTACAAAAAGATGCTATCATTGATAAAGTAAAAGATAGTATTAAAGAACAAGTATTAGGTGGCGTAACAGATGCTCTCCCAAGTGCTATGCCAGAGATGCCTAAAGTAACTGGAGGTATAGTTCCTCCATCTTTCTAAATGGAAATTCCAATTATATCTTCTCCCGAAATTAGGGAGATTGAAATACCAAAAGTAGTAACAGAATATTATACTAGAACTGTATTACCTCCACCAGTTGTAGTAAATATTGGTTTGCCTGTTGTTGATATTCCTGGATGTGTTGAAGCACACGAAACTAACAATCCTAAAAACAATAAAATTAAAGAAGACGATCCTTCTGGAACTTACACACTGTGTGATGCTGGAGTTCCCAGTTATAATCCTATAAATTATAACCCAGAGGAAATGACTATTGATCGTCCAGCACCTGTACCTAATACTGAAATACCAGAACCACCAGAAGTAGAAGCACCTGAAATACCAAAAGATCTTAAAGAATTACAATGCCCTACAGAAGTACAAAAGTTAACACAACCTATTGGTACTCTTGTAGAAAGTGGAACTAAAAAAATTACTGAGTATAGATTGGTAGGAAAAGAATGTATACCAATCACTGAAGAGATTACTATTACAGATCAAATTATCAAAGGAATACCATCTGCAAATCAAGTTACAACAACTACATCAATTGCTGTTGTAGCAACCGCTGCTGCTGCAGCAACTCCTTTATTGCTAAGAGTTGTAAAACCTGTAATTAAACAACTAGCAAAAAAGATTAAAAAATTAATAGGTAAGAAAGTAGAAAAACCTTCCCGTGCAGAAATTCAAGCAAATGAATATCGTGCAAAGAAAGGTTTGCCTCCTTTAAAAAAGAAGTAAATTATAATTTAGAGTTATTACCGATAGAAATATCTTTTAAATCTTTTGGATTTGTGCTAGGTATTGTGTGTTTATGTTCTTTTACATGTGTTACATTATGTACTACGACATCTGAACATACCTTATAGTAAGGTGATTTTGGATGGAATGTGATGCCCTCTTTGAGCAAATTTCCACAATTTTTCAATCTTCCAATCTCAAAATCTAATCTTTTGTTGGCAGTTAATTGCTTCATCATTTCGATGTTAGCATTTGCTGCCTGTTTGCATTGTTCTTGTAATTCTTTATCTAATGGTCTAGACCATGTGGCACTAAAACCTATAGACAAATTAGTATTATTCTTTTGTCCTGTACGAGTAGGAATGTAGTAGAGTATATCCCCAGGATTGTCTAATAAACCATCTTCATCTAAATCTGACATGTCGTACACGGGATCCATATACATTTCTTCAAACGGATGCTGTTGTGAAAGCGATCCTGTTACGTATGGAGTAAAATTGACGGTAGGTCCTTGGCACTGTATACCATTCCCATAAGTATTAGTTATGTATGGTCCTTGAAGCACCTGGATTGCCTGATTAGTCACACTACCACTGGAGTTTGCTATAGGCGATGCGGTTGCACTTACACCCCCGACAGTTTCCGCCAGAGTGACAGGGACACTCGCAATGTTTGATAGACATACGATTATTGGGAGAAAATACTTGTTGTATCTGTTACGCTTTGAATTTCTGTTGTTCTTTGGATTATTGTATGATTTTGCAATCCAGCTCCAGAATAGGTCTCTGTAAATTGAAACGCTTCTCCTGGATTTGTTTGAACGAATGATGGTCTTTCGGTCACATTTGTCCATGTTGATGTCACTCCGTCTATAGTTACATTATTTGTTCCCGTACCTGGGGATAGATCTCCGTCTGCTGTTATTCCCGAACCCGTTACTGAATATTGATATCCTGTGGCATAATCCATAGAATTTATTGTCTCAGTTACAGTCGTAGTTGTCTCAGTATGAGACGACATACTACCTTGGGTAAAATTAGGGACGACAGGCACTGCTATGACTGGGTTTATGCCACTCATAGTGATTAACAAGAGGAATATTTTATGTGTATTCCTCATGCTATTAGTCGATCACGGTAATTTCGCTAACGAACTGTCCAATCGCACTAGTACCTGCTCCACCTGCAGTCACTGTAACGATTCCTGCTGAAGTTACGGTACCTGCTAGGTCACCTGGGGTGCCTGCTGCATAAGAGGTTTGATCTGAGAACAGTGAGACAGCACCAACGCTTGGAGCAGATGTTAATACATCGTCCGCTTCTGTGTAAGATTGAGAAAAGCTAAATGCTGTGCCTGGGGTATCTTGAGTCGCCACAACGGTTCCTGGAGAATACACACCTGATGCAATAGTTCCTGCAGATACAACGTTTGCATCAT